GAGATTTTCAAAAAAAGAGAAGAACTCATCCAACTTGAAAGAAACGACCCTTTTAGATATGGATTTGAACCTCCCAACTGGGGCGATGCTGATGAATTGTGGGCAGATGCTTCAGAACTGCTAATCCAAGGAGGAAACCGGGCTGGAAAATCTGAATATGCTGCTAAAAAGGTGATTCGGATGCTCACAGGTAAAAAGAATGCAAAAGTGTGGGTACTTGGAATGACGGCCCAATCTTCTATTCGAGATCAGCAACCTTTAATCTACAAATATATTCCAGAAGAGTGGAAAAACCTAAAGAAAACCAAAGTCCAGAACGTAAGTTACAGTCAAAAAAACGGCTTTACCGAAAACACCTTCGTATTCCCAAACGGTTCACAATGTTGGTTTATGAATTACTCACAAGAGATGCGAGTGATTGAGGGTGGAGAGGTTGATTTAATTTGGGCAGACGAACTTGTGCCTCTTCAATGGATTCAAACTTTGCGGTATAGGCTTATTACCCGAAGTGGAAAGCTACTAGTTACCTTCACTCCTGTAGACGGGTACACCCCTACTGTTAAGGAATACATTAACGGCATGAAAATTCTGGAGACAAAAGAAAGCCCTTTGCTTCCAGATAGTGTAAATGTGCCGGGATGTGAGATTGGACATATGCCGTATGTTGCTGAAGGAAGAAAGGCAAGCAGTAAGATAATTTGGTTTTTCACATCCATGAATCCGTACAATCCAATTACGGAGATGGAGAAGACTTTAAAGGGAGAAACTTCCATACAGATTAAGTTGCGGGCCTATGGATTTGCTCAAAACCTAACTGGAAACCAATTTCCTAAATTCTGCCACGTTCATCTTCTTGCCCCCGAAGACATACCTAAAGAGGGAACTAATTATTTTTGTGTTGATCCGGCTTGGAGTAGGAACTGGTTCATGCTTTGGTTACGAGTGGATGAAAAGGGAAGGAAATATGTTTATCGAGAGTGGCCGGATAGAAAGACTTATGGAGAGTGGGCTATTCCCGGTGAAAAGCCAGATGGAACCATAGGCCCGGCTCAAAATATTGGTGGAGGTCGAGGCGTTGAGGAAGTGAAAGGTATTATTGTTGAGGCTGAAGCTGGAGAGAAAATAGAGGAAAGATATATTGACCCCCGTGCCGGAGCTACCCAAGCTGCCGGAAGAGATGGAGGGACGAGTATTATTGACTTGCTTGAAGAAGGGGAAAATGCTATGCACTTTCTTCAGGCGGCTGGAATATCAATCGCTAACGGATTAACAATAATTAATGATTGGTTAAATTATGACCAGAATGAACCTATTTCGGTTTTAAATGAACCTAGTTTATTCATAAGTTCCGAGTGTGGTAATTTAATTTATTCTCTTCAAGAATGGACAAGCAGAGATGGAGAAAAGGGAGCCACTAAAGACCCCATAGACACGCTTCGATATTTAGCGGTGATGGAACCTATTCATGTAACGAGTAGCACCTTTGCCGCATCGAAGGTACTGGGATATTGAATACAAATATGAATACAGATAATTTGGTGGAGCATACCGACACTCCAGATGTTGCGGAGTTAACCAAGGAATACATTCGGAGCCTACATGATGGGTATTCGATGACTAAAGTTTCGGAAGCGGACAACATTCGTCTTACCCGATGGACAGGTCAAAGTGATGATGGAAAGAAGCACAGTAAAAACCTTTCAGAAGGAAAACAGGCTTTTCCGTGGGACGGTGCGAGTGATACCCGCATTCCCTTGGCTGATTCCATAATTAACGATTGTGTGGATGTTTTAACCACGGCATCTAGCAGAGCCACTTTAAAAGTAGCCGCCACAGAGATAGGCGATGTGGAACAAGCAGCGGTAGCCAACAAGATGATGCACTGGCAACTGGACACTAAATTGTACCACACAATAAATCGGGAGGCTGAACTTCTAGCACAGCACGGATTACAATATGGATGGAGTGCTTTGTTTGTGGGTTGGGATCAAAAAGCGGCCTTGAAAGCGGTGGCTATCACGATGGAACAGGTTATGCAAATGATTGACCAACTGGAACAGGACGATCCTTTGCGTGACTTTCCAGAAATAATAGCCGATCCAGATAGGGAAGATGAGGCAATAGCCATTATTAAAGCTCAATATCCAAATGCTACGGATAAAGAAGCTAAAAAAGCTGTAAAGGATTTGCGGGAAACCGGACAAACCGAAATTCCAGTTGCTTATATTTCAGTTAATCAACCTTCTGTTGTAGCACTTAAACCTTGGGAAGACATTACATTCCCACCAGAGACAACTGATCTTCAAGCTGCCAGAGTTATATTTAGGCGAGTATTTTTGACTGAAGTTGAACTTCGAGCTAAAATCGTTGATGAAGATTGGGATGAAGATTGGATTGAAAAAGTAATAAATACCGCTGGAAAATCTGTGGAGTTTTTTGAGTTTTCACAAAGTGTTACTAATCTATCTGTAAATGACACAATAACTAGGCAAGATAATCTTATTGAAGTTGTTTATGCTTACACTAGGCAAATAAACGAAAACAACATGCCGGGGATTTATTATACTATTTTTAGTCCCATATACACAAAAGATGATTCTGGAAATGATATTTATGCTAAATATGAACTTTTAGATTATGCCCATTGTCGGTATCCGTTTATTGAATTTAGGCGTGAGCGACTTAAAAGGCGCGTGGTAGAGTCCCGTGGAATTCCAGAAATATGTGAGACATGGCAGAATGAAATTAAAACTCAACGGGATTCAATATTCGATTCCACATCCTTTGAAACACTTCCACCAATTATGGTGAATAAGAGGATTGGATTGGCTAATAAGGTTGGCCCGGCGGTTCAACTTCCTGTGACTAAACAGGGAGATTATGAATTTATGAAGCCGCCGCCGCGAACTCCCAATACGGCTTTGAATCTTATTGAAATTGTGGAGAGACAGGCAGATAGTTATTTTGGAAGGGCAAACAAAAGTCTACCGCCAGTTCAGACTCAACTAAAGCAACAGCGCATGGTGAATAACTGGTTAACAACATGGACTGAAGCCTATCAGCAAATGTTTACTTTGTGCCTACAATTTCTGTCGCCGGAAGAAATACAGAGAATTTCGGGGTCTGGAGCCATTCCTAGATCGGATATGATGCAATTTGATTTTGTATTAAAATATGATGTTAGAGAATTGGATACTGAATATGTGGATAAGAAACTGGCTACAATAAGCCAATACGTTATTCCACAAGATGCCGGTGGAGTTTTGGATAGGAATAAGTTGATTGGAATGGTAGTTAAAGCCATCAGTCCCGACATTGCCGAAGAGTTAATTATAGATCAAGCCACAGCTAGTCAAAAAATGTATGGCGATGTAAAAACTGAAATTGGATTGATGATGTTGGGTAATGAAGCTAATTATGTTGAGAATGATCCTGCCGCGAAAACAAAAATGCAATATGCTCAAGAGATTGTATCTAGGAATCCCAAAGCACAAGCAGCATTACAAGGAGATGAGGTTTTTCAGCAACTATTTGAGAACTACTCCAAGAATCTTCAAATGTCGATTATGCAGGAAGAAAACAAAACGGTGGGCAGAATTGGAGTTAGTCAATTAACATAATGGATTTGTCTCATTTTCAATTCGATACAAACCCGCTTTGGGATGATATATTAAAACGGTTGAAAGATATGGTTGAGGTGGAAATATCTGAAGCGTTAACCCAAGACATTAGTCCAGAGATTAGAAACCATCAATGTGGAAGGGCTGAAGCTCTGACTGATTTTAGGTATTCTCTAATAGAGTCGTGGAAAAAAGCTAACCCCGATAAAAATATAGATTTTAATGCTTGACAGTTTTCCGAAAACAGTTTTTAGTTTTCGTAACTTTTGGTTCCTTAAAGGAATCAATAGAATTTGTAGGTTTCTGCGTATCCTTAAAAACGCTGTTTGCCTGACTTGCAGGGCTTGAAACCGGCATGAGTGAAAACAAAGTAGAGGGAGAAAGCAGCACTCCCCAATCGACGGAAGCTGCACAAACGAACATTGGTGAACTTTTGGACACCGATGGATTGGCAAGTCAACTGGAAAGGATGTTTGATACGCCAGACGAACCCGCTGCGGAAAGTGCGGGAAATGAGGAATCGCCTCCTATTGAAGATGAGCCGAGTGGTGAGTCGGAGGGAGAAGCTGAAAGTGATCTTTCTCAAGTTGAAGAAGAACCTTCTGCGGAAGTTGAACAGGCAGATGAAGTAGTTGAGGAACAGAAGGAGAATCCCCATAAAGGACTCCTGAAGAGAATTGACAAACTAACTGCCCGGCGAAAGGAAGCTGAAGGTAGGGTTGATGGTCTGGAAGGTGAGATCAAAGACCTCCGTGCGGAATTGGATAACAAGGACGATTTAAGTGATCTTCCTAGAGTTGCAAAAGATAATCCATATTCCCATTTGAAATCTGTATCGGCAGTAAATAAAGAAATAGAACAGGCCGAAGAGATTATGGAGTGGGCAGAGGATAATGTAGATGGAACTGAAGTTACTAATTCTCAAGGGGAGGAAGTGTCATATTCTAGAGAGGATGTGACACAGATTAAGCGTAATGCCCGAAAAGCACTACGCACACATCTTCCAGAACAGAGAAACTACCTAGACGAAGAAACTGACGTTAACCAGAGAGTGGAACAGATTTTTCCATATTGGAAGGATCGGAGTTCCGTGGGGTATCAAGAGGCTATGGAGATTGTAAAAAATCGCCCCGCCTTAAAGAGCTACCCAACATGGAAAGCTGATGTGACTATGTTCCAATTGGGACTACAAGCTTACAAGGAAATGACAACTGACAAACAGCCAAAAGCAAAAGCCAAAGCTCCAAGTCAACCGTCTGCTCCAAGTCAAGCCCCAGTTGTGGATAAGCCTCAACAAGCACGTTCAAATTCTGCTAGGAAAGCCTTCAAGACTAGTGGAGACACAGATGCTTTAGCGAAAGTATTAGAAACTGATTATTTATAAAGGATTAAATCATTATGGCAGTTCTTATTGAATCTGGATATAACGGCACTCAATCGGGTGGCCGAGAGGATTTGTCTGATCTTATCAGTAATGTCGATGCTCGTAGTACTGTTTTCACATCTCTTGCGAAAAAAGGAAAGAAGCCCGGCAATGCTGTTATGGGATGGCAAATGGATAAACATGACGAACCAAATGCTACGGCATACGTAGATGGTATCGACGTAAGCATGACACAGGCACTTGGTGCAGATTTTTCTGCAATAAACACAGGTATTCTTCCTACTTTTGAGAATCCCGGTGCTAATCGTAAATTGCAGCAGAACTACATTCAGTTATTTAGGCGTACATTCCGTATTTCTAATTTGGCGAATGAAATTCAAGTTGTTGCTGGTGTTAAGTCGGAATTGGCAACTGGTATCGCAAAGAAATTAATTTCTTTAAAACGCGATATGGAGTATGTGTTCTTGAGTGATCAAGACGCAGCGGTAGAAGCCTCTCCTGTAGGGTATAAAACTAAAGCGTTAGGTAGTTTTTTACGTAGAACAGCCCTTGATCTTACAGGGCCGTATGGCGATCCTATAGCTGATGAAGCCACATATGCGGACAATCATGCTGGCGGTAGATATAATTCGGAATTCCGTGTAGATTCTGCCTTCACTATGCCTAAAGTTAATGCATACGAA